GTGGGGGTTTTTCATCAAACCTGCAAATCCGTGGTGTAGCGCACCGGGGGTCACGGTCCACTCTTGCTCCGAAGAAAGTTTTCTAAGGACGTGAGTGGCATCTCCGTGAACCCCGACGCTTGCGCCTTGCCCAAATTCGCACTTCCTAGCAATAGATCGATAGTTGGGTACGGAGCCAATAACGGCCCGTATCCAAGCCATAGCGATCTTACTCTCCTTACGAAACTTATCCCGCGAGGGGTCGATTTGTAAGATTGAGAACTTCCGATTGACGCGTTCGCACCGGTTTTCACCGGCAGCAAACGACGCAAGGGCAGCTCTCTCTGGGTCAAGCTCAACGAGCTTGGAGTCCCAAGGGTACTTTTTAACTAGTAGTGCGATCTGATTCGCTGCGAGATGCGTATCAGCGTCTGCATACTTCTGTGCAGATAAGAAATCGGCCTCCCGATAAACCCTAGGCCAATCCCGTGCGCGTAAAGCGTCGGAAATTGGCTTCAGGAACTCGTGGTGGCGATGGGCCTCCAACAAACGACCAAGCAGCTTAGTGTAAAAACTAAAACTGCTGGCCTTCAACAACTTTGTCTGACGACGAAGTCGTTGGTATTTTCGATGCGCCTTGGAATCCATTGCGATTTTCCTTGGTATATTGGGATAGTAAAACCATCCCAACGAGTACGACGATGACGATCAGCAGAATGCTGATCACCGAGAGGGCAAACTTCATCATGAAGCTACTGGCCAACCATTACTGGTTAATCAGCTGCTGCTTGACGAAGGTCTTAAATGCGGCAGAGCCGATAAAAGCGCCCATGTCAGTACACATTGCATCGACGTCTGCAGAGGCCGCACCCACCGGTACGCTAATAGGGACTGCGAAGATCCCATCATGCGTCGGCGTGAGTGCACCCGTAAGCGTGAGCGTACGGGTCAGCTTTGCTTCTACGCGAGCGACACCAGAAAACAGAGAGGTAGGCTTCGGAGCCACACGGGACATGCGCAACTGGTCC